GGCGGATAAGCTTCGCGGAAACGCGAAGTACCGTCAGACCACTTGGACCAGACGTCTCGAAGAAGTATTCGCGTCAAGCGAATATCTTCTTGCAAACCATCGTTACTACGATGAGTTGCAGGACGTCGACCTCCTCGAACCTAGGGATGAGATACCCGTTAAGGTTATCTCCGTCCCTAAGACGCTAAAGACCCCTAGGATAATCGGTGTTGAGCCGACTGCTATGCAATATGCACAGCAGTCTCTCTTGCCACTTATCCTGCATCACTTGTCCGAGGATACTAACTTGGACAAAATGCTCGGTTTCCTGGACCAAACGCCTAATCAGCGTATGGCTCGGGAAGGTTCGCTGAAAGGCGAACTAGCAACGCTCGATTTGAGCGAAGCTTCCGATCGGGTCTCTAATCAGCTCGTACGGTCCCTGTTCCGACATCACAAGTGGTTGAGTACTTGTGTTGACGCATGCAGGTCCCGGAAGGCTGATGTACCTGGACAAGGTGTTGTTCGCCTTGCCAAGTTCGCATCTATGGGTTCAGCACTCTGTTTCCCGGTTGAGGCTATGGTATTTCTTACCATAATCTTCGTTGGGATCGAGAGATCGCTCAACACATCCCTGGATCGACATACAATGAAGACGTATGTCGATCAGGTGCGTGTCTATGGGGACGACATTATTATCCCCGTAGACTGTGCTACATCCGTCGTAGAGGCGCTTGAGGCTTTTGGGTCTCAAGTCAACCTCGGCAAGTCTTTCTGGACCGGAAGGTTCAGAGAGTCTTGCGGCCGTGAGTACTACGCTGGCCATGACGTTAGTATTGTCAAGGTCAGGCAAGTACCCCCGGAACGACGGAGGGACGCAACGGAAGTCATCTCGATGGTGAGCCTTCGTAATCAGCTTTATTTTGCTGGTTACTGGCAAACCGTGAGATGGCTTGACGAGGAAATCCGTAGGAAGATTGGTTTCTTCCCTACGGTACTTCCTACGTCTCCCGTGCTAGGTCGCCACAGTTTTCTCGGTTATGAAACCGAGAAAATTGGGCAGCGGCTCCACAACCCTTTGGTAAAGGGTTACAGAGTCGTTGCACGTCCGCCCAAAGATCCTTTGGACGGGCATGGTGCCTTGCTCAAGTTCTTCCTCAAGCGCGGCGGATTGCCATCCGTCGACGAGGGACACTTGGAGCGTTCTGGACGCCCCCATGCCGTCG